TGTTGAGAGTGGTCTATGTTCATAAGACCAGGGTCTCGATCGGTAAGGCGCAAGCCTCTGCCGGTCTAATCCCAGCTCTCGATCCTCAGGAGTATTCGTGGTATACCTTTAATGGTTCCATGGACTCCGAAGGTCATCAGTGGCCCCCACCCCCGAAGTACAGGGGGGACGTGGGGGGGCCTTGGGTACAGTCTTATGAGAGCGACCGTCGAAATTCTGTAACGGTCAATCTCCCGAAGCCTGGTCTAAATCGCCAGTATTTCGGTCAGGCTGTCCTAGGATCTTGGCCGCAAGTCCTGAGTGTCACAACGCCGACTCCGTTAACGGACTCAGCGATGAAAGCATTTGGGACTACTGCCATCGCTCGCACTGAGCCGACCGCCGAGTATTTCTCCGGCGCGACAGCTTTGGGTGAGCTGATCTCTGATGGGCTACCTGGCGGCGCCAGCTTATCGCTCATGCGTAATCGAGTGTCTCTCGCCCGCTCAGCGGGTAAGAACTACTTGAACGCGGAGTTCGGCTGGCTCCCTCTCGTGAGTGATGTGAAAACGTTGTGCCGCGCAGTTCGGCGGTCCGACGAGATCATGTCTGCTTACTTGAAGGGATCGGAAAAACGTATCCGAAGCCGCTACGTGCAACCAACGGTGACTGCGAGCGGATCGGCATCAGGTAATTGTACCCTGGTGCCGAACTTTAACAGTTTGCCGGGCACGTACAGGGGCACCACTCATCGCCAGTCAGAAACATCGACGTGGTTCAGTGGTGCCTTCCGTTACCATATCCCCGCGACGGCGGCGACCTCTGGAATATCGAGGGCGGCGTTAATCGCTCGGAAGGTGTACGGAATTGAGCTAACTCCAGAAGTTGTTTGGAATTTAGCTCCCTGGTCATGGGCCTCCGACTGGTTTGGCAACGTTGGCGATGTTATGCACAACGTCAGCGCCCTCGGTCGGGATGGTTTGGTGATAGAGTACGGCTACGTGATGTCTGGCCGTAAAATAGTGGAAGATACTTTCTGTTCCACTCCCTATGGCGGCCTCACGCGGGAATATGCTTTAATCTCGCGTAAGAGGATGCCTAAGGTGTCACCATATGGATTTGGCGTAAGCTGGTCGGGGTTATCCTCGAAGCAGCTTGCCGTGGTCGCAGCTCTAGGGCTCACACGAGCCCCGTTTTAGAGCATTCGGCCGAACAACCTGGCTGCCGGAAATCCCGGCGGTGTTTCACCATGTTGTCCGTCTAACCAACGGACTTCCCTGAAAGAGAGAAGCCTCATGGCTTTTACAGATCCCCAGACCGTTACGATCAATGCCGTCGCGACACCTTTGCCGCGGACGTCGTTCGGATCTCACCTCGGTGAGTTCCAGAAGGACGACGGTCTGCTCAAGCTGACGTTTTCCCATTCCTTCGGGAAGAAGACTCGTCGGCTCGTGCAGCTTGATCACTCCAAGATCGCTGCAGATCCTCTGCAGGCTTCTATCAACGTGCGCCTTAGCGCACGTGCCTACATGGTGATGGAAACACCACCGTACGGGTACAGCGTTGCGGAAGCGAAGCAGATCGTGGATGCTCTCACGAGCTACCTCACTGCTTCCACTGGAGCGCGTGCCACCCAGTGGTTGGGTGGAGAAATCTAGGGCTGGTTGCCCATAGACACGCAGGTCAGCCAGTAATGGCGGGGACTTGAGGCTAGGGATTCGCTACCTCTTAGGAGGAAACGATTAATAGCCTGAATGCTCTCTGGAAGGTTTGGGCCGATGAGTTGGCCCAGATTTGCCACACTAGCGCTACGGTCGACTCTAAAACTGTCGACCGTCGTGTCAAAGACGAAGGGTTGTCGTTCCTGACGATAACCTTACCGAAGTTCGGTGCGGCGTTTACGTCGTGGTTGGACAACGGGCAAATTGACATCAGCTCCCAGACCAGCTTCGGCCGGAAAAGGAGTGGGCTCCCGCGTTTTCTCGCAGGTTTCCTATGTCAGATCTTTGACACTAGCGGTGTTCTACTCGATCAGCCGTCTTTTGACGCCATTGATGCGGTACGTCAGCTTACAACGATGTTCGCGAAAATGGAATATCCGTGCACCCCTGCACGGGACGGTGCGGCCCTTCGGTCGTATGTCGAGATTGATCAAGTAGTTCGGAGGTCAGCTAATGCAACTCCCAACGGAGTCCGTGAGGACTTTCGCAGGGTGGCTGCTCTCCTGTTTGGAAGTGTTGCTTCTACTGTGGACGATTTGGTCCATAGGGGTGAGATTTCTGGCAAGCATGGCCCAGGATCTACTGCTGATCATCTTCGGGGTAACCTGAAGTGGTCGCAGACTTCCTGGACTGAGAGGTTGGAGGAGGAATTCCCCTTCCTGGAGCATGTGCTCCCATCTGTCAGCTACTGGCGTGATGCTCAGCATGCGGACTATTTGAGCCCTGGGGACGAATTGCCCGTCAGGGTGATTACCGTTCCTAAGACGCCTAAGGCACCTCGCATCATCGCGGTCGAACCAACCTGTATGCAGTATATGCAGCAGGCTATCTCGACCGAGTTGGTGAAGTCCCTCGAGCCCCTGTCGCCTAACGGCGATGATGGGGTGTTTGGGATGATCGGTTTTCGTGACCAGATCCCTAATAGGGAGATGGCGCGGAAGGGTTCGATGGACGGGAGTCTCGCGACTCTTGACCTGTCGGACGCATCCGATCGTGTCTCAGTTCAGCATGTAGAAGATCTCTTTCACCGGTTCCCCTCGTTACTTAAAGGGGTCCTGAGCGTGAGGTCGACGAAGGCTGAAGTACGAGGTCATGGTGTTATTCCCTTGGCCAAGTACGCATCGATGGGTTCAGCGCTAACCTTTCCTTTGGAGGCCATGGTGTTTCTTACAGCCGTGTTCCTGGGGATTGAGAAAGCGCTAGGACAACCGCTAACGCGGAGAACCGTAAGGGACTTCGCGGCGCGCGTTAGGGTCTATGGGGACGACATTGTCGTTCCTGCCGCCCTGGTGTATGACGTGATTTCACAACTGGAGACCCTCGGGTTGAAGGTCAATGTGGACAAGTCTTTTTGGAACGGTAAGTTCCGGGAGTCTTGCGGTGGCGATTACTATGACGGACGTTGGGTGACCCCTATCCGCGTTCGGCAGTCGCTACCAGAATCACGTGTTGACACGAAGGAGATGATTGCCGCGGTTTCGCTCAGGAACCAGTGTTACTTTGCTGGTTACTGGAAGACTGCGAAATGGCTGGACGGTATGCTGGCAGGGATGCTAGTTCATTTCCCCACCGTTCATCCTTCATCATCGCTTCTGGGAAGGCATACTGTTCTACCCATCCAGTGGGATAGTGTGTCTAAATCTACTCAATCTCCGATCGTTAGGGGTTGGGTGGTGCGTTCTCGGCCGCCAGAATCCGTTCTGAACGGCTGGGGTGCGCTCCGGAAGTGCTTGAGTCCTGGGAGAGTTGAACCCTTCCAGGATCCCGAGCACCTTCTACGTCAAGGTAGAGACGCAGCTACCGGCTTAATTCTGCGCTGGAGACCGCCGACGGTTGTCGGTGGTGACTGGGTGCCTTCCAGCACCTGGTGCGAGTGGGACTAACGTCCTACATACGCTACTGGAGCTAGT